CTTGGCCTTAAGACAAAACCTTGCACCGCGTGATTTTCATCTATCTTCTAAGGCGTCTCCAAGTAACTCTATGAGTTACCGGGGGATATTAACTGATATTGCTCTTTATGAGCATCCCAGTTCTCCTTTGAATAATATGATGAATTATCTTATGGCTATAGGGGTAAAATGAAATGTTAAACCCTTTATTGAAAGATTTCGTTCTGGAGTTGATATTGTATCTTCTCTAGAATGATATAATCTTCCACATAAGGACAACTTCACATTACCTTTTGGTCAACTTTCTATCAAAAAGGAAGCAGCCGGAAAACTTAGAGTTTTTGCTCTAGTTGATTCCATCTCTCAAAGTGTTTTAAAGCCATTACATAATGGTCTTTTTAGCGTTTTGAAAGAGCTCCCTAATGATGGAACATTTGACCAAGATGCAGCAGTATTAAGATGCCAAAGTAAGGCTATCTTATATAACTGTGCTTATAGCTATGATTTATCAGCGGCAACTGATAGACTCCCGGTTGTCCTAACAGGTAACGTACTTGATTCTCTCTTCCAAATTGATTTTGGGAGTAGTTGATCCAAGTATCTTGTTGACCGAGACTTCGCTTTTAGCGATGACTCTAGTCAATATCGTTATGCTGTTGGTCAACCCATGGGGGCTCTATCTAGTTGAGCAGGTTTGGCTATCACTCACCATTGAATAGCCCAGCTAGCTTCACAACTAGCAGGATATTCATTTAAATGAGATGATAGATACGAGGTTCTTGGAGATGACATCGTCATCTTTGATAGAATGTTAGCTGATTCATATCTAGAGATCATGAAAGACATAGGAGTAGAAATTAATTTATCTAAATCTATTGTCTCCCATAATTCTCCTGTTTTTGAGTTTGCTAAACGTACTAGTTATTCTACAGATTTAATATCTGGATTAAACTTTTCACAGGTTAGGGCTGGAGTTACTCTTTCTTCAAGAGTAGCCAACCTTTTCCAATGAATTCGTTTAAAGCTAGTTACCGCACCATCTGTTAT